TGTTAGCTAGCTGTGTCCGGGCAGTAAGCAGAGAAGATGCAATTGAGCAAGTGTATATGAAAACTGGCTCAGCATCTGCATACACAGGCAAAGCAAAACGGTTATATAAGGCGGTGAGAATATGAGTAAAGTACCTTATGTTGAAAGGCCATTGGGATGGCAGGGTGCAGGTGTAGGATTAACTGGTGAGTGCGCTTACGTGTGGGCATTGTTCCTAGCCAATGAAGCTGATATGGAAGATGACACCTTTGAGTATTCCAAATGGAAGTCGATGGCCGATGACCTCGCACCTAAGCAAGGTAAGCCTGTAGCCGCCGCTGTGTACTACGCTGACCTAGAAGAAGCGATGAAGAAGTACGCTACTCGTGAGTATGTGTACCCCGGCAGTGACCCGCAGGAATAAGAGTGATGTTTGTGTATACTTAAATGAACAGTGTAAAATTAAATGAACAGGAGAGTACATGTGAAACTAAATCAATTGATCGACAGCTTGAGTGAAAATGATTATGTGCAAGAGGCACTACACGAAGTGGCCGATGCTGTCTTTTTAGAGAAGTTATTTGACATGCGTCAGAGATTCATCAACGATTACATTAACGTCAAGAACGGGATGACTCGTAACATCTTTGTATTCAATGATCTTGAGCAGGATGCATTTGAGATCAGCAGACGCATTGAAGCGACTGACATGTTGATTGAGCAGTTCATACCTGACCATCTACCATTCGACTTTGATGACGATGACGAGGGGGAGTCAGAATGAGTAAGCATTGGCGTGACTCAATGCAGGAGCGCAATCAGGACTGGATCAACAGTCGTGAGAAGCCAAAAGAAATTGTAACTAAAATTCCTAATCGAGCATACCGCGATGGATGGGATAGAATATTCGGAGACAAGAATGGAACTGGCGATCCTAAAAAGCCTACTAAATAAATCTTTTTACGATGAGTACCGTGGAGCTAGATGCCCATCAAGTATTTTTAGTAAAGACAATAGCAAAATAAAGACCATGATCGATGAGGCCATGCGGAAATACTCACGCGATCTTTCAGTTGATGAGGTAGAAGGACTGTTCTTTTCTGCTGACCCATCTCTGACCACTGCGCAGAAAAGTGTATATAAAAATATATTTAATTCTATGCGTCGTGAGCAAGAGATAGGCCATGATGTTGCTCAAGATATTCTTTCCAGTTTGTTTCGGCAGTATCTTGGTGAAGAGATTGCGAACATTGGATTCGATTATGTTAATGGCACAAAGAATTCCCTTGATCCTCTGCGTAGATTGCTTGACAGCTATCGAGATGACTTTATCCCAGATGTGAATGTCGATTGGGATGACCTAGAGATTGAAACCCTTTTAGATAAAAATGATCTTGAGGCTCGGTGGCATTTTAACATAAGCACACTTGCCCGCAGGGTAGAAGGTATCAATGCAGGGCATCTAATCGTGGGTGGTGCTAGACCTAACACAGGAAAAACTTCTTTCCATGCATCTTTAATTGCAGGACCGCAGGGATTTGCAGAGCAAGGAGCTAAGTGCATAATTTTATGTAACGAAGAAGCTACTCATCGTGTTGGTGCGCGATACCTTACTGCCGCAAGTGGCATGACCATGAAAGAAATCAGGGACAATCCAAAGCAAGCGCAACAGCGTTGGGCCAGACTAAAACGGAATATACGAATCAAAGATGTTACCGGTCACGACATGTCTTGGGTTGAGTCTGTATGTAAAACATACAAGCCCGACATCGTAGTGTTAGATATGGGTGACAAATTTGCTCGTGGTTCTTACACCTCCCAACACGAGGCACTGAAAGCATGTGCTATACACGCACGTATGATTGCCAAAGAATATAACTGCGCAGTGTTTTACATGTCTCAGTTAAGTGCTGATGCCGAGGGGCGGATACAACTAGATCAGTCCATGATGGAGGGCAGTAAAACTGGTAAGGCCAGTGAAGCTGACTTGATGATATTGATTAGCAAAAATCCCACACCGGAAGACCCAAACGTGGAGGACAGGCAACGCCATATCAATGTTGTTAAGAACAAACTTAGTGGATGGCATGGCTACATTACATGTGATTTAAATTATCACATCGGTAGGTACGAGGTATGACAGAAGATCTATTTCCTGATCTTGTCATCCCAGAAGCTGTTGATGGCCGCGTGTGTAGTAAGTGCGGCATCAAGAAGCCCAATGAAGATTACAGTTATTGTAGTGGGGCTAATTACTATCGCCCGGAATGCAAGCAGTGCAATCGGGAGTTGGCTAAAGTCAGGAAGGAATTAAAGCAAAAGCATGGTCAACCACCAGAAGATTACGTATGCCCTTTGTGCAACCTCTCAGCATGTGACGTTGAGGGAAAAGGTGGAAGCGCAGGTGCTTGGGTCTTAGACCATTGCCATGATACCAATACGTTTCGTGGTTGGCTGTGCCACATGTGCAATCGTGCGTTAGGTTGCTTTGGCGATGACATCAGCAGGCTAAAGAAAGCAATAGATTATTTAAAAAGGCATAGAGAAAAACATGAGAACAGTTCTTGACGTAGAGAATACCGTCACAAAACGAGATGGTAAATTACATCTTGATCCTTTTGAACCCACTAATAGTTTGGTTATGGTTGGTGTGTTATCAGAGGGTGTCGAGCCTAAACATTACACATTTGATCACATTGACTACGATTGTAAATACGAATACCGCAAGCGTGACTGTGACGAAATACAAGACATACTGAGTAAAACTACTCTATTGATTGCGCATAATGCGTCACACGATTTAATGTGGTTGTGGGAGACTGGGTTTAAATATGATGGTGATATTTGGGATACGATGCTAGCGGAGTATGTCCTTCAACGTGGACAGAAGCAACCGCTTTCACTTGAAGCAGTAGCGGAACGAAGGGATCTTGAATTTAAAAAGCAAGATACTTTGAAAGAGTACATGAAGAAGGGACACCAGATAAATGAGATTCCTTACGAGGAATTGAAAGAATATTTGTACGCTGATTTGCGTACGACACTGGCACTATACTACGAGCAAAGTTTAGATCTGTGCGACGACTGCAACAGACCTCTTCAATTAGCAGTTAATCTGACTATGGATACTTGCGTCGCACTTTCTCATATATACCGAACAGGCTTTGCAGTGAATCAAGAGGCATTAGATCAAGTTAAGATTCAGTTTGAAAAAGAGAGAGACGAAATATCTAAGGAGCTTACTGGTCATGTTGCTGAGTTGATGGGCGACACACCTATTAATTTAAACTCCCCGGAGCAGTTGTCGTGGGTCATCTACTCACGCAAGCCAAAGGATAAGACACGATGGGCTAACGAATTTGATCCGTATATGAGTCCTAATGACTTCAAACGATTCATAAATGAATCAAGTGTGCCTGTCAGACGTACCAAAGCTGTGAAGTGTTCTGACTGCTACGGCAATGGCACATACTACAAAAAGAAGAAAGATGGATCTGACTTTAAGAAGGCAAGTAATTGTGCCACGTGCAATGGCGCAGGATATATACTAAAAGATTTAGATAAACTCGCAGGCTTAAAGTTTACTCCACCAAGTTCAAAATGGCACAGCGCCAACGGATTTAGCACAAGCAAAAACAATCTGGAGTTTCTAGAGCGTGTTGCAAAGTCTAAGGGGATGGACGAGGCAGTTAATTTCCTTTCTAAGATTCGCAGGCTCAGTGCTCTGGATACATATCTCAGTAGTTTTGTGGAAGGTATCCGAACGTACCTTAAACCAGACGGCAAGTTACATGTTCGACTGACACAGCACATGACTGCCACGGGCAGATTCTCCGGGCGGGATCCCAACATGCAGAATATGCCCCGTGGTGGTACGTTTCCTGTAAAACGGGTCTTCATCTCCAGATTTGCAGGGGGTAAGATTATGGAAGCCGACTTCGCACAGCTAGAGTTTCGCGTTGCGGCATTTTTGTCGCAAGATCCAGTGGCTATAAAAGAAATTGAGGAGGGGTTTGATGTCCATGCGTACACCGCAAAAGTCATTTCGGAAGCGGGTCAGGCAACTACAAGGCAGGAGGCGAAGGCACATACATTCGCTCCGCTTTACGGAGCAACAGGCTACGGAAGAACACCCGCAGAAGCATCTTACTACCGACAGTTCACCGATAAGTACGAAGGAATCGCCAGATGGCACAGAGAATTAGCTAAGGAAGTTCTAACGCACGGAAAGATAACCACGCCTAGCGGCAGGCAGTTTGCTTTCCCAGATGTCAGAAGGCGTAGGGATGGCACAGTAACAAACTTTACAGCAATTAAAAATTATCCCGTGCAGTCCTTTGCCACAGCAGATATAGTTCCTGTTGTACTACTGCAGATTGAGAAAGAAATGTCTGCTATGCAGTCTAAGATAGTGAACTCTGTTCACGATTCTATCGTAATTGATATCCACCCGGACGAGGAGGGTGCAGTAATATCACTTATACGTGATATAAATGATGGATTAAAATCATTTATAGATGATAAATTTAAAATTAATTTCAATGTACCTCTTGCATTGGAAGCAAAGGTTGGTGTAAACTGGCTTGAACAGAAGGAGGTCTCAAATGACTAATCAAGTAGCTACGTTAAACACAGCAAACTTCGCTGATATGGCGAAAGCAATGGGCATGTCCGCAGACATGGCTAAAGACAACAAGCCGAAGTCTTCAACACTTCCGCGCTTGCGCATATGGAACCAAGCCGTAATGGGCGAGGTCGAAGTTAAAGGTAAGATGAAGAACATGGAGGTTGTGCCTGCAGGTATGTTCCGTGTTCAACTTCCTGATGACAAGTACATCTACGCAGAGCAGGCCGACATCCGTGTCTTTGTACAACGCTTTATGTATAAGCGTTACGATTCGGATCAAGGATCGTATGTAAAAACTACAATGGCCGAAGATCTAAATGGAGATCTTAAAGACAACACAGGCGGACTAAACTGTGGTAAACCCGCAGGATATATCCAAGACTTTCAGTCTCTTCCCGAGGACATGAAAGCTTTGATCAAGCAGATCAAGCGCGTTCGCGTTTTGCTAGGTGAAGTTCGCTTAGTCAATCCTGTTGACGCAGATGGTAATGAGGTGGATGTAGAAGTGTATCCATTCATTTGGGAAGTAGAGAATAAAGATGCTTTCAAAACTATGGGTCAGCCATTTACAATGATGGCTAAGCAGAAACGCCTGCCTGTACAGCACTGGATTACCTGTGGTGCAGAGGAGCGTAAGCTACCTACGGGCGCATCTTTCTTTCTACCCACAGCTACAGTTAATTTTTCAGACTCTATTGAGTTGACTGAAGCTGACCAGACTAGGTTCTCCGACTTCTTGGAGTGGATTAATAACTACAATGAGTACATTGTAAATGCGTGGAACGATAAGCGTGAACAGAAGATGTCGCAAGAAGATGCGGATCTTGTCGAAGACTTTATCGATATTGAGGTAGGGGACGATCAGTAGTGAGCGTCAATCATCCCGAAGAAGTAAAGATACATCGGTATCTTGATGATGCAAGAAAGGGTAAGCGTGGCATGTCAGATGCCACAATTGCTCGCATTGTTAGCGATGTAAAAGAGGCTGTTGAAAAACAGTTCAATCAAAAAGAACGTAAGTTTACTGCGCGTATGTCTAACATTGGCAGGCCAGCTTGTCAGCTTTGGTTTGATAAATACGATGCTGATTCAGGGATAGAGCCATCAGCTAACTTCCTGATGAACATGATGATAGGCGATATTGTAGAAGCTGTCTTTAAAGGTGTACTTACAGAAGCAGGTGTAGATTTTTCTGATGGGTTTAAGTCAACTTTAGAATTGGGAGATCATCGCATTGATGGTACTCACGATCTAGTTATGTCGGATAGAGTAGACGATATAAAGTCTGCCTCTCCTTGGTCCTACAAAAATAAATTCAAAGATTATCAAACACTTAAAGAGCATGATTCATTCGGGTACGTGGGACAGCTTGCAGGATACTCAAAGGCACTAGGTGTAGAACCCGGTGGTTGGTGGGTAATTAATAAAGCAACTGGCGAATTTAAATATGTTTCTGCATGGGACATGGCAATCGAACGAGATGACATTCTTGACAGTTTGTCCAATAAACTGGACGTATTGGAGAGTAATACGTTTGAGCGTTGCTTTACTCCAGTTGAAGAAACATTTAGAAAGAAACCAACAGGCAATAAAATCCTTGCAGTGGAATGTAGTTGGTGTAAGTATAGATACAAGTGTTGGCCCTCACTTCAGGAGCTACCCTCTCTTGCGTCGCAGGCGAAAGATCCGCCCATCGTTGCGTATGTAGAGATAGCAAATGAAGATAAGAAAAACACAAACAAGAATTAATGCTATAAAACACGGTTACAGATCGGGATTAGAGAACGCAGTACGTGACTCTTTGAAAGATCGTAAGTGTAATGCAAAGTACGAATGCCTAAAAATTGAGTGGGAAGATCTGAAGTACAGGAAGTACACTCCAGATTTTTTGTTGCCGAACGGAATCATTATAGAAACTAAAGGACGGTTTACTCCAGAGGACAGGATGAAACACCTAAGGATTAAACAACAACACCCAAAGCTAGACATTCGATTTGTATTTACAAACAGTCGTGCAAAGCTACGCAAGGGAGCGAAGACTAGCTATGCTGACTGGTGCGTAAAGCACGGGTTTCTCTACGCGGACAAGGATGTTCCGCAAGAGTGGCTTGACGAGAAGAAAAAACCTGTTACAATATTCCCTAAAGAATTTATTGCATTTCCACACACAAAGATACAGAGGTAACTATGTCGGAAGACCAAGACACAACATCAAGCTTTGCAGTAGTAATAACACCAGAGTTTTCGGACACCGGCGAGTGGCTAGGCTCAGTTACTGCACACATTGAAGAAGAGGTAATGGATGATCTAGATGTAGATCAGTTAACTCAAGTACGCAGTGTTGTAGGTATGATGGCGGCAACGCTTTCATTAATGGAAGAAGATCCGGAAATAATGGAGCGAGTCAAAGAACATTTCATTACGAATTATGAAGATGTTATCACTGATTTCTTAGAAGGTACTGAAGATACAACTCCGGACTTTACCAAGAAAGGAAATGTTATCGAGTTAAACTTTAATACAAAGACGCACGGGAGTGCATGATGAGTTTATTAGATATTCGTCCCAACCTAAGCCCGGAAGTCAACGCAGTCATAGAGGATATGATTGATGATGAGTTGTATCACGAAATCGAAAAACCTGAGCATTACAATACTGGTAACATTGAGACGATTGATTACATCATCGATGTACTTGGGCCTTATGATGCTATTCATTATTGTCATGGTAATGTTCTCAAGTATCTTGGTACTCGTACTTGGCGCAAGGGCGATCCTCTTAGCAATGTGGACAAAGCTATCTGGTATCTTAAAAAGATGCGCGAGCTTATGGCTAAAACAGAGGGAGTAAATTGGTAATGCCAAGAGAAGTAGATATAAAAGTTGACTTATACTTCCTAATGGATATAACTGAGCTTTCGCCCGAGCATAGGACAGAAGATGGCATCACAGAAATTATCGAAGGTGTGCTTGATGCGTGTGTCTATGACATTCCGGGTGCGACACTCAAGCGAATTGGGATTGATATTGAAGGACTTGATTAATGGCAGACGTAGTCGATTACTTGGGGATCAAGATAGATCTACACAGGGATCAAGAACTGACTGAGCAGGCAATGTCTTTGCTCAAAGATTATTACATGACTGACAGTGAGTTGTACGCACAGCAAGCATTTGCACGTGCCGCTGTCGCATACTGTGAGGATGACTATGACTTTGCTCAACGTATCTATGATTACGCTTCTAAGTGTTGGTTTATGTATGCCAGCCCTGTACTTAGCAATGCGCCTTTGCTCAACACCAATCCTAAAGGATTACCAATATCTTGTTTCCTTACTTTTGTGGATGACACTCTTGATAGTCTCATTGAACATAATAGTGAGGTTGCTTGGCTAAGTGTGAAGGGCGGCGGGGTAGGAGGCCATTGGTCTTCTGTACGCCCCGTGTCCGATAAAGCACCGGGAGTGATCCCGTTCATGAAGGTTGTTGATTCACAGATGACAGCCTACAAACAAGGCAAGACTCGCAAGGGTTCTTACGCCGCATATCTCGATGTATCGCATCCAGAGATTATCGAGTTCATTAATTTTAAAGTCCCGACTGGAGGGGATGTAAATCGTAAGTGTTTGAATTTATTCAACGCAGTAAACATCACAGATGCTTTTATGGAGGCAGTAAAAAATGGAGAACAATGGGAACTACGATGCCCTGATTCAGGAGCTATCAGATCTACAATCCAAGCTAGAGAATTGTGGCAAAGAATACTTGAAGCTCGCTTCAGAACAGGTAGCCCTTACCTCAACTTTATCGACACAGCCCAGCGAGGGTTACCGGATACTCAGAGAGCACTTGGACTCACAATTAATGGCAGTAACTTGTGCAATGAAATCCATCTCGCTACATCTGAAGAACGTACAGCAGTCTGTTGCCTCTCCTCAGTCAACCTTGAAAAATGGGACGAGTGGCGAGACACCAGAATGGTTTCAGATTTGGTCAGACTCTTGGACAACGTCCTTAAATTCTTTATCCGCAATGCTCCGGAAGAATTAGAGAAAGCTAAGTTCAGTGCATACATGGAACGGTCCATCGGCTTAGGTGCGATGGGCTTCCATGGCTACCTACAGAACAAGGGCATTGCATGGGAATCTTGGCAGGCGGCTAGTGAGAACTATCAAATGTTCAAGAAGATCAAAGAAGATGCATTGGAGTCTACACATGAACTCGCTAAAGAAAGAGGTGAAGCACCGGATATGGCAGGCACAGGGCGGCGTAATGCTCATCTACTTGCGATTGCTCCGAATGCTAACTCGTCTATCATATGCGGGTGCTCAGCGTCTATTGAACCTATCAAGTCGAATGCGTACACGCACAGAACACGTGCAGGTGCGCATCTGGTTAAGAACAAAGCGTTAGAGGAAGTGCTAGATGGACATGGAGAAAACACTGAAGCTACGTGGAAAAGTATCATTGCTAGTGAAGGCTCTGTCCAGCATCTGGAGTTCCTTAGCGAACAAGATAGACAAGTCTTTAAAACTGCGTTTGAACTTGACCAATCGTGGGTTGTGGAACATGCGGCTAAGCGACAGGAGTTTATCTGTCAGGGCCAAAGCGTTAACTTATTTTTCCCAGCAGGTTCCCCGAAGCCGTATGTCAATTCTGTACACATTAAGGCGTGGAAGGAAGGTCTCAAAGGGTTGTATTACCTGCGCACCAATGCCGGTGTCTCAGCAGATAAAGTGGGTGCGTCAGTTGAACGTAATGCGTTAAAAGATTTCTCTGGCGAGGATGCAGAAGACTGCATTAGTTGTCAGGGGTAACAGGTTCGCTCTCTGCAGGAGCGATAGGAACGTGACCGAATATCTCTCGCTGATGGGGGATAAGGTAGACTCAAAGGGATAGCGTCCGTACCCTTAGCGGGGTTGCGAGTTGTTGGAGGTCTATAGATGAAAGGTACATCAGATCGTACCTCCTTGGGGGTTACCCTAATCCCCCCGTTCCGCCTTTTAGGTTATATCATGGCAAGAAAGAAACAATTACAAATAGCAATAGGACCAATAGAACACGTGCCTTCAGAAAAAGATAGAAGCTATAATGAACTTGTGTGCTCTATCTGTCACTGCGAGTTCGACATTGAACTTGAGGGTGGTATTGACGGGTACTTAGGTGTGCTACCTGTAGCTATGTGCGCCATGTGCTACTCAGGATTAGATGAGTTCTTCACACAGCTACATGGCTGTTACGATGATGAACACGATGGATACGAGGATCACAATGAAGATTAACGACATACACATGAACGACA